TAATCCGTGTTACGATGGTCGCCATGATGAATTCCTATATTATTTACAATAACAAACTGTTTATCATATTTATAACGATTGTTCTTTACTAAACCTAAACACCAACAAAAATACACAAAATAGTACAATAATATACATGATTGCGTCATTAATCAGACCATCATAGTTGAATCTTGTGATGGTTACCCACCTCAAAAAGTAATCTTCAATTATCTTTCCAAAAATAAACCCAAAGAGTACATGCACTGGACTATACTTTCTATTCCAAAAAAATAAGGAAATTGTCACTAACCCTGCTGCAATCAATAATTCTACCAATGAGGATGATGTCAATGATATGATAAAGCAACAGACGAATAGTGTTCCAACATACAAATATTTAGGTTGAATTTTTAACACCAAAATCCAAATCCTCATCAATGGCCAATTTAAAAATAGCAGGAATACATTAACCACTAGCATAGAACTTATTATAGTCCAAAATATGGTTGAGTATCTTTCTGGAAACAATGGACCAACATGCATGCCATTTACCATAAGCAGTGCTGCCAACATAGCAGTGATAACACCAGTTGGAACTCCAAATAATAGTACCGGAAGAAATCCAACCTGAGAAGCTGAATTATTGGCAGATTCTGGTCCAGCAACTCCAGGTAAAAATCCAGTTCCAAATTTCTCAGGAGTTTTTGAAATAGATTTTTCTGCTGTGTATGACATAATGGTGGATATATTTGCCCCAAGACCAGGGAAAATAGAAAACAATCCAATCAATCCACCACGTATCGCCGGCAAGATACTGGAAGTTATATCTTTGATATTTGTTTTGGTTTGTACATAAACAAAGGATCTATATTCTGATTTTAACGCATAGAGAATAGTATTAGCAACACCAAACAAACAAATTGCAACAATTGTAAAATCAAGACCACTATCCAACTCAATTAATCCAAACATAAGTCTATCTTCTATCCCAATAATTCCAATAAATCCAAGTAAAATTCCAAATAGCAAAGAAATACAATTCTTAATTTTATTACCTGTAAATGTAAGAATGAGTATAGTGAGTACAACAAGTAAAATACACAGGTAGTGTACCGAAGATAATTTAAGAGAAACCGATACGATAGTATTGAAAGAACTAATGATGAATATGATGGCAATGCACCCGCCAATGAAAGAAGATATAGCAGCGACTGTTATGGCAGATGTTGCCTTACCTTGTTTAGTGAGGGGATATCCATCAAGTGTAGTTATAGCACTAGTAGACTCCCCAGGAATATTTAATAGTATCGAACTAATTGAACCACCATATTGGGCACCATACATGATTGAAGTCAAAATTATAACTGACTGTTCTAATGGTAACACATTAAATAGTATTGGTGATATCAATGCTGCTCCTGCTGCTGGACCAATTCCAGGTATTACTCCAATCAATGTACCATATATTGCGCCCAATAGACATATGACCAAAAAGGTTGGATTCAATAGTCCATATAATCCATTCAAAAATAAATCAATCATAATAGAATGTTACTGTTGTAATATCTAACTACCAACACAATGGAATACAGTATTCCGAAAAGTATCAATTGATTTTTAGTATCGATCTGACCACTGCTAATTTTGTTGAATATTAATAATATCAATAACAAGCATAATCCGATGCTAATGTACTTTGCAGTCAATAGACATATTGTGCAGAGTAGGAAAACTTTAATGTAATAAAGTGGAGACTCAGATTGCACATCATTAATTTTTAAGGACAACAACAATAATGGACCAGCAACTAAAAATAACATAGTTGATGGTCCAATTAAAGTATCTTGTAACTGTAGTAGTCTGAATGCTTCAATTATACTAACTACAGCAACAGTAATAAAAAATATTGGCATATACGTCTTAGAATGTAAGTCTGATCCCACCAAATACATAAAGTGGCATGCCAGTTCTCATAGAGGAAGTGCTACTTGCCGCTCCAGAATCTGAATATAATTTATTTCCCACATTCATCGCATTTACATAAATCTGTGCATATTTATGAAGTCTATACTGTGAACTTAAATCAACTGTGGTAAATCCATCTACTGCATATTTATGGGCGGTATCTATATAACTTTTTCCAACATTTCTAACACCTACATAAGTATTCCATTTTTCTGTAAATTGCATGGAAACTCCTCCAGTTGTTATATGTGTAGGTACTCCACCAATTTGTTGTCCCAATGGGTCAGTTTGACCCGTACCAACAGAAGTAAGATGTGATTTAGAAATAGTATGGTTTCCAGTTAGAACAAACTTATCTCCAATAGGTAATCTACCAGTAATTTCAACTCCTTGAACGGTAGCATTAATTCCATTTGTGTATAAAGATGTAGTGGTAACTGCATTTGTACATGCTGTTGTAGTTAGACAAAGATCAAATGCCATTTGCTGTGCTGGAGTTATTGGATTAGTAGTGTATTTACCAAGATTTTGTCTATAAGAAGCATTTTTGACATCTGTGCTAAATGCTGTAATATTATATGTCCCATATTTGATAGTAGTCAAATCAGTGCCAATTTCAAATGTTGAAGTAATTTGGGGTTTTAGTGAATGATTTCCAAAATCTACACTGGAAGAAGTAATTCCACTACGGTATAACTCATTCAATTTAGGTGCTTGATATGATTGATACCACCCCCCTCTAAGCGCAACTTGTTCACTAATAAACAATTTACCCATAGCACTAGGACTTAGATGTCCATAATTACTATTTGGGGTATTTACTCTAGAGGATCCAGTTGTAACGGATTGATTTTCTAAAAACCAATTGTCATATCTTAATCCAGTTGTTATTTCAACAATTTCAACAGGTCGTAATTTTAATTGTCCAAATATTCCAATAGTAGAAACTGATGCATCCTGTGTAATAGAAGGTGGCAATGCAGTTGTTACTCCAGGTTTTTGGAAGGATTGGGCATAATCACTAACCTGAGTATGCTTGTAATCTACACCAGTTGAATATGCATATCTGCTACCATATTTACTAGTGTCATAATCTTTGCTGAATACTGCGTTATTTCCAATTTCAGTGGCAGGAATCCACTCATAGGTAGTTACATATGGTAATAATACTTTACCATCTGGAATACCTGGACCAGTCGAGAGTGTTTGACTACATGACGTACCAGTAATACTAAAACAACCACTTGCATTATTCTTAGCAAGATTCACATTTTGAAAATATGCATTAGAAGTAAAGGTATGAATATCATTAAATCGTTTTGTAATTCCAGCTTGTATAGTTTTACTATGATCTATGTTTGTACCGAGCGCATTAGTTCTAGTACGTTCATCTTCTTGAATACCAAATTTAAGAAACATATTTAATGTAGAATCAACTCTATAAAATCCATCCAAACTTAGATTTTGTACAGTTGCTGGATTACCATATAGATCAATCCCAGGAAGTGATCCTTGATTCCAATTTCCATCATAATACAATAATCGACTATTGTACCCATCTGATGTCATTCTACTTCCAGAAAATCTTAAATTTAATTTATCATTAACTTCAATATTTTTAGCAAATTGATATCTTTCAGTATTTTGCATTCCATATCCAATATCTACATTGAATCCATTTCCAGTTGCCTTTTTAGATATGATATTGATTACCCCATTCCCCGCCTGACCACCCCACATCATAGACTGTCCACCACGGATTATTTCAACTCTTTCTATAGAACCCATTGGAACTCTAGACCATTCTGCAACACCAAATAATGGATCCATTATAGGTATTCCATCCAAAAGAACCATCATTGATGTATTAAATCCAGGCATTCCACGAGAATTCATTGAGTATGCTGAGGGATCTAAGTTTTGAAAGTTAATTCCCTGCATATTAATTCCAGCTTGTTGCCGTATAACTTGATCTATTGTTATTGCAGGATTTTCTTCTAACTGCTTACGAGTTATAATCGTCGTATGAAATGGCATGTCTTTCAATTTTGTGTTTGATCTTGATGCTTCTACTACTATGGGTTTCATAGAAGATACATCTTGTGCATACGATACTGATATATTACAAATCAATAGTATTGCAATCAGTACGGTTCGTGCGATTTTCATGTCATCATTTTCCTATAAGTTTTAGAATTAATTCTTTTTCTTTTAATAGATCTGTTTCATCAAAAGATACTCTAAAATAATTGAAAGATGTTTTTTCCAATGATAATGTAGAATCTTTAAATGATTTGCTAGTGAGTGCATTTTTGATTTTTTGTCTGACTTCTAATTTCATTTTTTTATTCACTAACACAAACTGTGCATTATCAATTGGTAATTCTGGTTCATAATTTTTAAGTAAATCATCAGTAAATCTAGAAAAATTACCAACTATTTTAAACTGTTTAGTTGTAACAAATTCATCTAAAATATGATGACCAAATGCACATTTCATGTCTATCCTATTCATCAAAACGTCGGCAGAAGAATATGCACTATTTGTATATAATACAAATGTAACTGGTACTCCATACTTGCGTGATATAAATTCTCCAATTTGACCACATAGATCCCATTTGCTACGAGTGCCACCAAGTAATAATGGTCTATTTTTTTGATTTGCTAAAAATGCTAATTTTTCAAGTGTGTCATACGGTGAATCATATTTAATTCCAACAACAACTGGAGCATAATTCAATAAAGCAAATGCATCAAAATTCTTTGTTGGGTCTTCATATTTTTTATTAAGAACACCGTCAATGATATGTCCAGTATATGTCATAATTATCATTGAATTTTCTTCATCCTCAGCATTCTTTACTAGTAATCTGTCACTAGTAGCTGAGTGGAATTCTAGATCAATGTCTTTTATGTACTTAGATACTAGTCTTCCAGCTGAATTATTACTGTATAGGTGGATTTGTTGGGAGTGCGAAATACTTGACATGCATAGTAAAGCAATAGCAAAATATAATTTCATGTAGTTTTATCCTATTAATTCATCTAGAACTTCCTTAGATAATTGATTTGGGAACATGCTTTTAGATACAGGTTCATAGTCATGGTCATATTCTCCATATGGACCATATAAACTTGACAGAAGTTCAACATCACTATTGAACAGTATACTTAGTGCAGTTTTTTGTATTTGGTGATACCAGATTTTTTCTACCCCACAATTCAATAGAAATACTTCCTTTGGTAAATCTATGGGACAACTACTTTTACAAAGTTTTAAATTTGGGCAAGTATCACAATGTCCAGTTTTTCTAGCAAAATTTAAATTTATTGCTCTGGCATCTTCTAATTTAGTTAATTTCCCACCAATGTACTTTGGACCTGCATGCGGGCAAGTTCTAACACTACCCTCAATATCCAAAGAAAGTACTTTAGCATGATCAGATCCACAATTTGTATGCCCCACTAAAGGAATACTATGTATAAGACTTTTCAAAAATCCTATGACAGAATTACTTCCACTACTGGTAAAATAATGACTGGGTATTAGATTTGAATCCCTACATCCATACTTAGATTCAACCCCACTTGCTACTTTTTCATTATGTTCAACATATTGATGTTTTTGTTCTTCCAGATATTTTTTGAAGATTAAATTGAATTCACTCAATTCCCTCCCTGAAAGAACTGCATCATCATCAAAACTATAATGGTGGTCTACTTCGATTACTTCTTTGTAGCTTCTTGCAATATTAAATCCAACCACTATGTGATTAAGATCTAAATCTTCAACAACTTTCTTGAAGAAGGTATTCATCTTAAACAAATCGTAATTCTGTCTTGTTACAACAGAATTGAACCCAACTTGCACATGTGGGTAAGAATCATCAATCTTTTTTAGTACTCTTTTAACTCGTTCTATGTCAAATATTTCTTCACCACGTTGTTCCTTTTGTGCTGGACCATCATGACTTATTCCTATTGTCACAAGAGATTCCAGTTGATTGAAAAATTCAACATGTTTGTCGTGCAATGTGCTGCCATTTGTTGAAATATAGAAAGTGAGTCCTGGTCGATCTAAGAATTTCATTATTGGAACAATGTCATTCCAATACAAAAATGGTTCACCACCCCACAATTCAACTCTTTGTAATTCGCTTAAATCTAAATTGTCTTTCAGATTTTGTATAAACGTGTCAAGAGATTTATTTTGCGGACGTTCACTTGGGTTTCCTATATCTTTCTGGAAACAATAACTACAATCATAATTACAGGCGTGCCCAAGAGTAATTCTAAGGGCAAATGGAGTATTAGTTTTTTTGGAGGTTTGTTCTACTTCTTGGTGATCATACTGAGATTTCCATTCTGGTGGAAACATCATTAAAGATCCATCTGCTTCAAATAATCTATTAGTCTTATTGCAATATGAGAATTCAATACCAGTATTTTTAATCTTCCACTTCGATAATGCCATAATAAATTCCCAATTAAATGTTTATGATTTTGGAGGTTCCTCAAATTTTACATCAGGGAAATTCTCTTGCTTATTTATATCACGCAACGATTGCCTATACAATTTCCAATCTGATCGTAGTTGTTCAGATAATTGATTATCTGACAATTGTGTCCAATCTGATTGTTGTAATAGGAAGTTTCTTCTGTAGATAACCTGGTTACTTAGTTCTAATCTATCTTGGATTTGTTCTGCAGGAGTTCTTTTTCTGACCAGTGCTCGTATAACATTGGAATTTGATATACCAGCTGAAATTAAACCTTGTTTTTCAATATGCCAAGATGGTATAAATCCACGAACATATATATCTAGTATGTCCTTCTCTGGATATTTTCCATCCTCCACGGGGAGTTCTATGGTAAATCTTTGACCACCTTGGCATTCGATTACAATTTGTCCACTACGTTCATCAAATTCAACAATGTCATAATCATTATTACCCATCAAATCTTGTGTCATATATACCCCACTAAATTATTAATTATTTGTTATACAGTACCAAATTCACTCCAGAAATTGCTAAAAATTGTTCAACATTAGATACCATTTCATCTCTTGATGTACCAAAAAATCTAACCCCATAACTATAATCTGCGAAACCAATTGAATGATTAATCTTAGTTAATGTAATAGGTCGTACCCATTGAAATTTTAATTCTTTGGCAGCATCTATAATTTCTTGGGTTGGAGATAAAATTAACACATTGAAATACGCATGGAAATTGTCATCTGTGATAGTGATAGTATCAACTTCACTATGCATAAATTTTAGTCTATCCAAAATACATTGGTCATTTGACCAATTTCTACCAACAAAAAATCCACTTCTAGCTGAGCCATCATGTATACACCACTCTCCAGTTACATGTTTATGTATACCTAAAGTTATTGCCGTATTTTTTATTTGTAATAATTGTACCGCATTTTTTATCCATTCTATCGTTTCAGGATCATCTATATTACTAACAAGGGAACGATCAATAAGACTTTCAGATGTCGGCATCCCAGCAGAAGTATAATGCCATCCTTGAGTTACCCGTTGAATATGTATTTTACTTTCACCATTAACAAATCCGTCAACATAAATCTGATTATCTACATTAATATCACAGAGTTCTTGAAAAATACATTGGTGTATTCTCAATCCCTTTGGACTATTTTGAATAGTAAGAAATGTATTTACATCAACTTTTTCAGCAAATTCTTCATACGAGGAAAACTCTTTATAGAAATAAGTTGAATTTGTTGTAAGATTAATATCTGGCATCGGAATAGATTCCAGATATTTAATATATTCTGGATCAAGAGCAAGTGATGCAGTCGGTAATAATACATCTACCACAGATCTACTGGGAGATGCATTTCCTGACCCAATTCTTGGTTTGCAAAAAATAGAACCATGCACAGCGAAGAAAGATTTCATTTCTTCTATCGTTTTTGGAAATATTGTTGGTATGGTAGAAAGACCAACTGCAACGAGTTTCTCAGATAATAAAAATTTATCTTGATAATCTTCATTACCAGGAGTATTCAAATATTCTGCCATAAAGGAAGCAGAATTTCCACCATGACCTTCTACACACTGGATAACTTGCTCCATTGTTTTAAACACCATAGGTGGTTCTTGTGTAGTAATATTGACTAATTGAGTTATACCCACTTCGTCTGGATCTGTGGTGGATGCTACCCCTAAAGAAATTAATTTTTCTTTAAAATTTGTACGTTCGGCGATTCTAGGAGATAGAAGTATTTTCATTTTAATAGTTCCAGAAAGTTCCAGCTATATCATTATCGGATGTGTTAATTGGAAGACCATTTGCATCCATAGAAATAATAACCTCTCTAATTGGTGCTGCCTCTCTAATTGGTGCTAGTGCTGGTTGAGCAAATATAGGCGCAGGTTCAATGTATGACACTAATATACCAGGTAAAATTATATCTAATATTCCTGATAAATTTTCAAATGCATCAATATCCATTGGATAATCTACTGTTATAGTATGTCCATTATATTCTACTATAAATTTGCGCTCTGGATCATTATGATCTGTGATTACATATTCCATGAAAATTTATCCTGAGTTTTAGTTAAAAATATTATGCAACTGTTCCTGTCCTTGTGCCAGCTGCGACCCAAGTGACAAATGCATTACCAGCGACAGCGGCACCACCAGCACCGCCGGCATGTCCACCAGCACCGCTATTCCCTGTCATGCCAACAGCACCAGCAGTACCAGCAGCACCACCAGCACCGCCATTGCCACTACCCCCAGTACCACCAGCGCCGCCAGCACCAGCAGATGCCAAAGTACCAGCACCACCAGCACCACCAGCAGCACCAGCGACAGTGGCCCCCGCGCCCGCGGAACTCGAAGTAGCACCACCAGCACCACCACCGCGCCCACCGCCACCGCCGCCACCGCCATAGGAAGTGGTAGTGACGCAAGCACAAGCGCAAGCGCAGTCGCTAGACATCAATCGGATTCCAAGTCTTGGAATCCAATCCTTATCAATATTTTGTTTCATTCCTTTAGCAATAAACATACGATATTCTCCTTTGGTCGATTATTATACCACGAACCAGCTACCGCCACCGCCACCGCCGCCGCCGCCACCAATAGTACCATTATTGGTAACTGATATTGCATTAGTTGATATGAACGCAGGACCACCAGCAGCGCCTGGAGTTGAGCTGCCACCAGCGGCAGCGGCATTCCCGCCAACACCACCCATTCCTAATACTGTACCATTATTTATTAGTCTAAGAGTTGACCCTGCAGGGAATGTTGTTCCAGTTGAGAATGAATATGCACCAGTTGATGTGGAATATACATATATACCTGCATTGATGGTAACAGTTGCATTTAACGCCAGTACCTGATTCCATCCGGCAGCAATCGCAGCAGACTTCAGATTATAGTTTGCTGTATTGGCACTAATAGTAGGCGCAAATGTAAACGATGCCGGTGCCATTGTATTTACAGTAATTGTACATGTACCACCGGAAGCACTATTATTACCCGCTGCATCAGTAAATACCCCTGCAGCAACAGTGATGACACCATTAGTTGTACTAGATGCGGTCGGTGTAAACACTGCTGAGTAACTTGTACCACTACCAGTAATTGCACCCAATGTACCACCAGTCGCGGTTGCATCACCGGTAGCAAAGGTGGTAGATGCCTCACTTAACGTAAAGGTAATTGTTGATGTTCCTCCAATCTTTACAGATGTAGGAGAAGCAGTCATACTAATAGTCGGAGCAATTGTATCTACAGGTAATGATAATGATGTAGCAACACTTGCCAATGCACCTACGGTAGATGTACATACACCTGCAGCAATAGAGATAACACCATTTGCCACACTAGATGCGGTCGGTGTAAACACTGCTGTGTAAACCATACCACTACCAGTAATTGCACCCAATGTACCACCAGTCACTGTTACATCACCGGTAGCAAAGGTGGTAGATGCCAAGTTTAGGGTAAAGGTAATTGTTGATGTTTGTCCTACTGCCAAAGATGCTCGAGAAGAACTAATAGCAATAGTTACTTCTGTTGGTCCTGACGGACGTAAAAATCGTAATGTTGAGAACATAGTTAGTATATCCTAAAATAATTACGCTGTATATCCTTGCACGGCAGAACCATACCAACTCGTTCCATCAGAAACAAAGGACAAAATATCCATCTTACCAAGGGCAGCAGTGATAACTGGGGTTGTTGGAAATTTTACACCAGTAAAGGTTGCTGTTCCATTGCCAGTTGCGGCTGCCTGTTTTAGTAATAGAGTGAATGACTTTCCTGCACCGACTGCTGGCATTGTAAATACGCATGCTGTAGAAGCAGTTAATGTTGCTGTTAAAACTGTTCCAGCAGATATTGCCAGAGTGGCTGCAGTAGTAACTACTCCAATAGCAACAACAGTTTCTGTGTATCCAGATACGGTTACAGTATTAAGCACAGGAGATGTATCTACTACAAACTTAGATCCTGTGCCTGTCTGTGAAGCAATACTAGTTGTATTACCTACTGAAGTTATTACACCAGTAAGGTTTGCATTGGTAACTACAGTTGCTGCATTGCCAACAGAGGTAACGCCACCAGTTAGATTAGCATTGGTAACTACAGTTGCTGCATTGCCAACAGAGGTAACGCCACCAGTTAGATTAGCATTGGTGGTTACAGTTGCAGCAGAACCAGATGTGTTTTGATTCCATGTAGGAACAGTACCAGTCAAACCACTATATGCAACACTTCCAGCAGAACCAGATGTGTTTTGATTTAGTGTTGGGAAAGTACAATTTACTAGATTACCAGAAGTAGGAGTACCCAATACTGGGGCAGTCATTACTGGTGCAGTAAGTGTCTTATTGGTAAGTGTATCTGTAGTTGCTTTACCAACTAAAGTATCTGTGGCAATTGGTAAAGTGAGTGTGCCAGATCCGGCAACTGTTGGCGCAAGTAGAGTAATTGACCCACTTGTATCGCCTGCGACTACTATGCTTGACATTTGTGTGCTCCTTCTAGTTCTGTAATTCGAGTAGATTGTTGATCGATGATAACTTTAAGTTCTTGAACAGATTTTACTAAAGCGGCAGTAACTGATCGATCGTAAAAACCATAAAGACCATCTGCAATCATAGGAGCAGCACTAGGAATAATTTGGGCAACTTGATCAGCGAAAAATCCAATTTCTACCGCTGCTTGATCGCCACGACGAGAAATATCATCCAACCATTTGTATGCTCTCGGTGTTAGTTGTAAAACTTCATTAAGTCCTGGCATAGATACATTTTGGACTTCTTCTTTCAAAGAAGAATCTGAAGAAGCAGATAATAGTCCAGTGGCACTTGCAGTTACAGTGCGTGATCCAGATCCTGCCAATACTCCAATTGTTACACCGCCATCGGATGTCATGGCAATTGCTGTAGTTGTACCAGCAATAAGTGATAGATTTCCCGATGCGTCGGCAGTTTGAACTATACCACCACTGCCTGTTGTAATTGCTGCAATTGTAGATGCCATGTTATCTTCCTAAAATTAAGTTATAAAATATACAACACATTTGATACATACAATTATTTATAAGAATTAATATTTCAGAACCCTGAAATATCACCTTTTTTTCAATTATTTTTGATATTTTTGAAAATATTTATTTTAACTAATAGAACTACCATATTTTGTACCAAGAGCAGTCCAAGTCACATATCGGTCTCCATTAACTGATACACCTGGTGCGCCGCCAGGACCTGGAGCCTCACTGCCACCGTAACCACCGGCGCCACCCTGTCCACCACCACCACCAGCACCTGGCGCACCACCTGCGCCCCCAGCACCGCCAGGATGTGCCCTCTTTTTTGTACCCAAGTCAATTCTTCCACCTCCGCCACCACCAGCATATAATGAACCGGCAGCACCAGAATTATCCCAAGCAGCACCAGGGATATAGGCACCGCCAGTACCATATGCAGCGCCACCGCCACCACCACCACCATATGTGACATTTAAACCAGAACCACCACCACCACCACCGCCACCACCACCACCCATTGTACCATTATTTTCTATAATTACTGGTGTGGAAACATTTACACCGACACCACCAGTACCTCCAGCAGTCCCAGAAGGACCATTACCCCAATCCCCATAACCACCTCTGCCACCGTCACCACCTCTGCCAATTATTGTCCCATTATTTATTAATTTTGCACCGTTGGGAAATACTCCATCAATTGTTAAAGACGGTATACTGGTAGAAGTTGATGATATTACTGTCGATGGACCTATAGTTAATTCAACATAAGCATTTTGATTCCATCCAGAATCTATTGCCATCTGTCGTAAATTTAATCCATATGCCGGATTCCCTGGAGGAACATATGAAAGAAAAACAGAGGTAAATTTCCCATGACCATGGTCATATGAGATCTCACTATTTATAGTAGGTCGTGCAAACATTGTGCGTACTGGTGGATCATTTAATGCTGTAGTTGATGTTGGTGGTACCATCAACTCAGTATTAATATCATCGGCAGATATCGGACCAGATATTGGAAGTGTCATTTTCTACGTATTAATTTTATTTTGTAATTCAGTTACCTTTGCGTCCAATTCCTTGATTGCTTCAATTAATAATGGAACAAGTCTTTCATAATGTACAGTCATATAGTTGTCACCAGATTTGCTATATTCACTACCATCAGCATTTTGTCCGATATCAAATGGGGCAGGAGTTACTATTTGAGGTAGAACTTTTTGAACTTGTTGAGATAATACACCGACTTGTTCTTCATCTGAAGTATAGCCATATTGTCTAGCAATATGGTTAGCCTTATATATAACACCATCCAATGATTTAACTGCTTCCAATGGATTTTTGATATTACAAATAACATCTTTTAATCTGGCATCAGAATAATAAGCTGTAATGTTATTTGTTGCCCGGATTTCACCAATTGTTGCAGAAGGAACAGTGGTGCCAACACTCAGAGATCTCATCTGATAACTGTTTGTGGTGACCAGTACCGCAGCAGATCCAGAAGTGTTCTGATTGAATATTGGCCAGGTAAAGGCACCAGCACTAAAATCGCCGGATCCTGGAATTCCAAGGATAGGTGTAACCAAGGTTGGTGAGATACTCAACACAACACTTCCTGTGCCCGTCTTAGAATTGACACCAGTTCCACCCTGAAGAACTGTCAATGGTGTGAGTAACCCAGTCAATTGAGTAATATCACCATTTGTTCCAGTAATTGCAGCCGATAGATTTGCCCTTGCTTGCGTGGCAGTAGTTCCACCAGTACCACCAGATGCCACCGCCAGAGTGACAGATAGACCTGCGGCAGTGCCAGTGGTATTTTGATTCCAGATTGTAGGTGTACCAGTCAATCCACCAAACGCAACAGTTCCGGCAGATCCAGAAACATTGCCAGTAACATTACCAATCAATGTAGTTGGAGATCCTATTGTTCCTATCGCCCCAATAAATGATGTGGCAGTTATAACATTTGCTGAAAAATTACCTCCACTATCCCGTGCCACGATAGAATCTGGGGCAGATATTGTAGATGTATTCATATCATCTAATAGATCTGCATTTAATCCAGATCCAGGACCATCCACTGTTTTGAGTTTGATAAGTACATCTGCCGCAACATACGCATCAGCAGCAATTTTTAAATTACTGAAATTCAAATCTACTTGATCATTTGTTAGTGGGATACCCAAATATGTTACAGACTCTGGTGGCAAAGAACCAGATGCTGCTCTAAGATATAATGATACTGGCATGTTATGTTATCCTTTGGGGTTACTTTCAATCATTGAAAGTAAGATTTGCTTTATGTCCATCAAATCAGACTTTATGTTATTTATATCTATTTCCTGCTGCAATATCTGATCCCTGCGGTTCTGTGCCAGTGCTTGCTGCTTCTGGTAGTTATCAAAATCAGAGGTACTGTTATTGATAATGGCACCAGTGGACATATCCCGGACCAAACTATCTGCAC